CATACGACATCTCTCTCATTGTTCACATTGGGCCCCCACCACCCTAAATGACGCTTGCACGAGCTAGCACAGCCCCGATGATACCGATTCGGTTCAGGCGCCCGAGACTGTTCCTGACACTGCCGGTGCTAGCAGCGTCTGTCATAACCCATCTGACCCCACCCTCGACGACCCAGAGCGACCCAGAACGAGCCTAAACGAGCCTCACGAAGCCAGAACGACCCAAAGTGACCCTGCTCCTACTTGCGCGGGGTGACCGCTCTGTGGTATGCTGGGCCTATGTCTGGGCGACACCGTCGATATCTATCGACCTACGCCTGGCAGCAACGACGTCAGTTTGTGTTGGAGCGCGACAACTTCCAATGCCAGATCGAACTTGAAGACGGTCGGCGTTGTTTGAAATATGCGACCGTGGCTGGCCACATCATCCCCGACGCCGAGGGAGGCTCACACGACCCGGAGAATCTGAGGGCTGAGTGCAGGTTTCATAGCAACAAGCTCAACAACCCGAAGGCTTGGGCTAAGGACCGAGGCCATCCGGCCAACGTCCCGAGTAGGAACTGGTAATGACTGAGATGACTGACGTCGGCCCTGTCGAGCAGGGTGTTCGAATGTTCCTTTCGAAGTCAGCTCACGATGACCCAGCGATGTCGGCGCTGGCCCTTGCGGCGGGCAAGGCTGTCGACCAGGCTCAGCCAGGTCAGCGCGCTCATTCCTACGCGGTCGAGTCTCTGCGCAAGGTTCTCGCCAACCTTCAGTCCAGTGCCAAGCCTCAGAACCAGGAAGACGATGAATTCGCAGATCTCTTCCGCTCGGTGTTCGAAGGTAGCGGATGACTGCCCTCGCCGTCGAGCGTCCGACGACAGCGGCCCCTGTCTATGCGACGCCGCGACGCCCCGAGCGTCCGACCGATGGGCCTCTCCTCGCGGCGATCGCTGAGGCCATCGGGCTCCCGCTCCTCCAATGGCAGAAGGACGTCGCTGATGTCATGATGGAGTATGACCCGGAGACGGGTCGATACTTCTATGGCACCACGGTCCTGTCGGTCCCCCGGCGTGGCGGCAAGACCGCGCTCATCATCGCACTTATTGTGCTTCGGATGCTGCGCTGGAAGCGGCAGAAGATCTCCTACTCGGCTCAACTGGGCAAGGACAGCCTGGAGTTGCTACGCGACATCGCTGAGCGACTTGAGGACACACCGACGTTCCGAGGCAAGTTCGTACCCCGCTACTCGGTCGGCACCGAGAACCTGCGCTGCGCGGTCACGAACAGTCTGTGCCGATTCCTGGCTCCTGGTCGGCGCACCGGCCACGGCCGGGACAACGATGTGGTCATCTTCGACGAGGCGTGGGGTATCGACCCCGAGATCGGTCGACAGATCGAGGTCGGTCTGCTCCCGACGATGGCGACCAGAAAGAATCCGCAGGTCATCATCACGTCTGCCGCTGGTGACTTGCGGTCTACTTGGTGGGATTCCTGGCGCAAGAAGGGCATCACCGCCGTCGATATGAATGCGGACCGAGGCATTGCATTCTTCGAATGGATGGCGGAGCCGGAGTCGATCTGGGACGATCCTGAGGTCTGGAAGCGCACTCATCCTGGTGTGGCCGAGGGCCTGATCCCGGTCACGTTCCTGCAGGATCAGCTCGAGGTCATGACGCCCGAGGACTTCTCTCGGGCCTACCTGAACCGGCCCGTGGTCAATATCCAGTCGGTGCTGACCTCACAGATTCTGCGCCGCAGCCGCACGACTGAGAATATCCCGGCCGAGGCCCAGGTCTGCTTCGGATTCGACGTCTCGATCGATCGGGGCGAGGCGTCGATCTTCGCGGCGGCACGGGGCAAGGATGGTCGGGTCCTGATCGAGCTGATCGACAATCGGCCCGGCACCTTCTGGCTCGATGCTCGGATCCAGGAACTCGTATCTCGCCACAACCCACGTGCCGTGGTGATGGAGAAGACCGGGCCTGGCCTGTCTACGGCCCAAGCCTTGGAGCGTCAGGGTGTCACGACCCAGCAGTTGACGACCCGAGACTATGCTGCAGCCTGCGCGATGTTCTACGATAGGATCGTTGCGAAGGAGCCGCAGGTGTTCCATCGCGGCGAGTCTGTCTTCATGGCTGCTGCTGGTTCTGCCGTGAAGCGTAACACTGGTGATGTCTGGGTCTGGGGGCGGAGGGCCTCTGCCGGTTCGATCTCGGCGCTGGTCGCTGCGACCTGCGCCGTCTACGGGCTGGACATGAAACTGGAATCGAACGAGAAGCCGACTCCGGGGATCTGGTAAATGGCGTTCTGGTCCAACGTAGCCGATGCTCTCCTGCCGGGCAGGAAAGCGCGGGCCTTGATTGTCCCGTCTGAAGACTGGCCTGGTCTGGTTCCGAGCCCGTGGGCTGGTTGGCCGTCTGAACATGGATGGAACACTCCGCGTTGGAATCGTTGGGGTGGAGACCAGTCAGGTTGGTCGGAGGAGACTTGGCTCAGGGTCTCTACTGTTTTTGCCTGCGTCGATCTGATCACTCGATCCCTGGGCCAGATGCCGATCCGCATCGAGAAGGCTGGTCTTGAGGTTCCGGACCAGCCGATGTGGACTTACGACCCGTTCCCCGACTACTACACATCAATCACTGCGTTCATCGATGAGATGGTCACGTCGCTGTTGCTGCGAGGCAACGCTTACGTCTACAGCCTCAACGAGTATTCGACCGGCTATCCTCGACAGATGTTCGTGCTCGACCCCGACCGCATCCACATCGATCGGATCGGCGGCATGAGCCATTACTTCCTCGGGATGGAGGGCCCGGAGATCGACCGGGACCGCCTGCTCCATATCCGGTACTTGTCCTGGGCTGAGGACCCGTATGGCTATGGTCCGCTCGATTCTTTGACCCGCCAGCTCCAGATGAACGTCAATCTGGACGAGTACGCCGCACAACTGGCCGGTTCAGGCGCAGTCCCCTGGGGGGTGCTGAGCACCGAACAGGACTTGAACCGCGAGCAGGCTGACCTCCTGAAGAATCGTTGGCTTGAGGCCTCATCCGACCGCCAGGGCGCACCAGCAATCCTGTCTGGTGGCCTGAAACTGCAGCCGCTGTCCTTGCGGCCTGCCGACATGGCGATGCTCGAACTGTCGCAGATGTCGGATCGCCGTATTGCCACGGCGTTCGGCATCCAACCGTTCTTGCTCGGCATCCCGATCGAGGGTTCGTCGGGCATGATGCAATACGCGAACGTGACCTCGGTGGCGGATCTGCTCTGGCGCCTAACTCTCCGCCCCCTGGCTCACACTCTGTCTGCAGCGCTGTCGAAGTGGGCGCTGCCCTACGGGACCGAAGCCATCTTCGATTCTGATTCCTTCCTCCGACCCGATATGAAGACTCTCGCAGAGACAGCGAAGATACTCGTTGACATGGGTGTCATTGACGAAGCCGAAGCGAGGGGTCTCGTGGGCTTGCCACCGCGAGAGAGCCCTGCTAGGATAGACGCGCGACAGGGGGTCCGCCCATGAAGAAGCCGCTGCTCCGATCTCTGGCAGATCTGGAGATCCGTTCCGATGGTCGCACCGTTGAGGGTCGGCTAGTCCCGTATGGACAGATCGCTGAGGTCTTCGACCATGAAGGCGTCCCCTATCGGGAGACGTTTGTCCGTGGGGCCTTCGCTGGTGCGTGCAAGGTGCCGGAGAAGATCGACCTGCGATACACGCACAGCCCGGCGCTCGACAATGTGCTGGCTCGCGGTGTCGCCCTGGAGGAGCGCGAGGATGGTCTCTATGGCCAGTTCTACCTCTACGAGTCGGTGGCGACACGGGCTCGCGAGGTGCTGGCTGGCCATGCCAAGCATCTGTCAGTCGGCTTCTTCCCGATCGCCAGCAGGCGTCGCGGTGGCGTGGTCGAGCGCGTGAAGGCGTTCTTGGAGCACGTGGCAGCGACTCCGACCCCGGCCTACGAGGGTGCTGGGGTCTTGGCGATCCGCGAGGAGGAGATCGGCGAGGAGGTCCCGGTCGAGGCTCCGTCGCTGGAAGAGGTCCAGGCCTGGCTGCAGGAACATCGAACCATTCCACGATCCACGGAGCGTCATCAGCAGGAGACGGTCCCAGCTCTCAACGATGTCCAGGAGTACCTGCGCAAGACGATCAGGAAGTACTGATCTCCAGTGGCCTTGGCAGCCTATCCGAATCGCAACGCGACGCCGTACACCGGCCCCCCAGCGGGGGCCGATGAGAATGACGCGTTAGCGACCATTGTCCAGCAGCCCGGTGAGCCAAACGATGGCTACATCACGCCGGACGACATGGATGTTCTTATCCGCATCCTGCTCGGGCGCAGTGGTGCGGTTGAAGATTGGGATGCCGCGAAGGACTACACCCAGCCGAACACCATCGTTCAGTTCAACGGTGATCTCTACTGGAACCCAGCAGCGAGCCCGACTGTCGGTGGCAATCCCGACACCTCGACCGGATGGGAGCTGCTCGGCAGCAGCGCGGCGAGCACCTTCTATGGCATCCTCTTCCCGACCAACACCGCCGCCGCTACTCCTGGCCCGGACGCACTTTGGATCGTGACTCCTCTGGCCGTCGTCGTGCCCGGTGTCCCTGGCGCTATCAGCCCGGTCCCGGCGAACCTGCCATCCCTGCAGATCTTCGGCAACCTCGGGCAGACCACCCGCTGGCCGGTGGGCTCCTACGTCGTGCTCGGTGACAACAGCGAGGCATTCTGGAATGGGTCCCGCTGGGAAGTCGGTCGAGCCACGCCTCCGCCCGCCACTGGGGTCACGGTCGGCCAGCCTGGAGCATGGTCGCCCGCTGGGGCCCTGCCTCCGGCCAACATTGCCGATCTCCAGTTGTTGGGCCCGATGGGGCACGTGTTGATCTGGCCGGGCGGTGCCTACGTCACGCTGGGCGACGGTAGCGAGGCATACTGGTCAGGTCCGGCGACGGGCTGGGTTGCCGGTCGAGCCCCCCGACCTGCCCCAACTGGAATCGCTCCGGCCGCACCCGGCATCATTCTCCCGGTCGGCTCGCAGGTGCCCGCAGATCTCGCGGCGCTCCGAGCGCTGGCCCCACTCGGGCAGAACCTCAGATGGTTCCCTGGCCACTATGTTGTCCTTGGTGACGCGTCCGAGGCCTGGTGGGATGGAACCAACTTCGTTGCTGGGAGGGCTACCTGATGGCTGCTCAGGGTGCAGTACGGGTCACTCCGAACGGTGGCGCGTGGGCAACCGCAGGATTCCTGTTCCGGGCTCTGCCCAATCGGGCGTCTCTTGGCACTATCACCGACCACGAGCCCGGCCAGATCATCTACCTCATCGCTGAGAAGGTTCTGACTGTCCACGACGGGACGCGTTGGGTCGACATCAGCGGTGAGGCACCGGCCCCGCTGTTCGACCTCAGCGTGAACTACCGCCTCGGGGATCTTGTCTTCGACCCAACCGACGAGCAGGTCTACCGAGCCCCGGCTGCGATTCCGGCCAACGGTGCGGTGCCTTCTGACCCCGCTTCGGCTTGGGAGGTCGTCTCGGGCGAGGGTTTGATCTGGCAGCCCTCTACAGCCGCAGTGCCGCCTCGCAGCGAGGGTCTTCCCTTCATGCACCCCGACACTCATGCCATCGGTGCGGTGGTCGACGACCCGGTTCGGGGCCTGATCTTCGAGACGGTGCTGGACGAGACGCTGATTCGCACCTGGATCGCCGCTGCGTCGAACTTCAAGGGCACGGTGCAGGCTGACGGGTCGGCTATCGCGGGTGCCACTGAAGTCAGCTCGGTTCCGGCAGCCGACCCGACCAACACGGCGACGTACTGGATCGCCGTTGACAACTTCGGCTTCACCAACGCCGCCAACGTCGTCATCCCGGTGGACCCCGGTGACTGGCTTCTCAGCACGGGTGCGGATTACGTCGTGGTGCCAGGCGGTCAGCTGACCAAGGAAGCAGCCGATCAGCTCTATGCTCCGATCGACGCTCGGCCCAGGGTCCAGGTGCTCACCGTCTCGGGCCGGACCCCGGCCAGCGTTGTGCCCGGTGGGGCGGTAGCAAACGCGGTGTTCACCGATGACGACTACACCGTCTTCATCGGGGCTGGCGCCGCACCGACCGCTGGTCAGTCACGTCTCAACCTCACCACAGGCACCTGGGCGAT